CTATTTGTTTCTACTAAAGGTAAATACTTCTGGAAGGCAGGATCCGATCACCCTGCTAAACATCCAAGAGGAGTATATACTCAAAATGGCTAATCAAATCATTTTAAAGCGTAGTTCAACGGCAGGCAAGGCACCACTTGTAGCGCAGTTGGCATTAGGCGAAATCGCTATCAACACACATGATGGTAAAATCTACATTAAGAAAGATGACGGCGTACCTGCTGTTGTTGAAATTGGTGGAGTTACAAGCGTTAACACACAAGGTGGTGACGTAGTTTTAGGAACTGCAAATATTGCAGAAACAGGTTCCAACCAATACTTTACAACTGCTCGCGCTCGCGCAAGTATCGTTGCAGGTTCTGGTATTTCTTATAATAGCACTACTGGTGCTGTTAGCACAAGTCAAAATTTGACAACAACTGGTGCACCAACTTTTGCTGGTGTAACTTTAACTGACACAGCAAGCACAAAGAGCATTGTTCCAAGTCTAAGTAACACTTATGATCTTGGTACTGTTGCTAATCCATGGCGCCACGTTTATGTTGGTCCAGGTTCTTTGTATGTTAACGGTAAGCAAGTTTTAACTGAAACTAGTGGTACAATGACATTCACAGCTGACTTAGATCAGAACATGCGTGTTACAACAACTGGTACTGGTTTACTTCAGTTCGGTTCAAGCACAACAGGTGTAAACATTGACGGTACGTTACAATTTGCTGCTGGCAAACGTATTATTTCTAGCGATGGTATTAAAGTTCAATTCGGCGACGATGTTGAATTAAACGGCAACAAAGTTATTGGTTTGGGCGTACCTACTGCACTAACTGATGCAGCCACTAAAGGTTATGTTGATACAAGCATTTCTGCAATCAGCACAAGCACAATCAGCCAAGGTAACAGTAACATTTCGGTTGTTGACAGCGGAACTGGTACAGTAACAGTTACAGTTGACGGTAGCACAGCATTGACAGTTACATCAACTGGTGTTGTTATTGCTGGTAACATGACAGTTGAAGGTACAACTACAAGCGTTAACTCTAATACAATCAGCTTGGCTGATAACATTGTTACATTGAATAGTGACGCAGTTGGCGTCCCAACTCAAAACGCAGGTATTGAAGTTGAACGTGGCGATGAAGCAAACGTACAATTACGTTGGAACGAAGGTTTACAAAAGTGGACATTCACTAACGATGGCGCAGTTTACACTCAAATTGCAACAAGCACAGATTCATTGGCAGAAGGTACAACAAACTTGTTCCACACTGCTGGTCGTGCTCGTGCTGCTCTAAGTGCAAGTACAGCATCTGGCGTAAGCTATAACAGTGCAAGTGGTTTAATCAGCTTGGGTTCTATCCCTAATAGCTCATTAACTAACAACAGCGTTACAGTTAACGGTGCAAACGTTGTATTAGGTGGTTCAATTACGTTAGGCGTTGCTGACATTTCTGGTGCTGCAACTACCACTTCTGTAACAGCCGCTATTGCAACTGCTGCAACTGATGCAACTACTAAAGCTAACGCAGCTCAAGCAGCCGCAATTGCTTCTGCTGCAACTGATGCAACTACTAAAGCTAATGCAGCTCAAGCAGCCGCTATCAGCGCAGCCGCAACTGATGCAACTTCTAAAGTAGCAGCTGAAGCAACTGCTCGTAATGCAGCCATTACTGCTGCCGTAGCGTTAAAAGATAACACAGACGAAATTACAGAAGGTACTACAAACTTATTTTATACAGATGCACGAGTTGCAACTCGTGTAACTAGTGGTTTGACATACTTCCATGCTACTTTCCAATCTGTTACATCTGTACAAGCTACTGCTAACGCAACTGGATCAGTTGCATTTACATTTGCTGACTTAGCTACTGCTAAAGGCTATAACGTGTTCTTAAACCGTATGTTGTTACGTCCAACTGAATTCTCAGTTAGTGGTTCTACACTAACTATTGCAGCTGGTATGTTGTCAACAGCTGATGAAGTTGAAGTAAGCGGATTAAAATTCGCGTAATATAACTGGCTAAAGACAGGGGTTTGACATCCCCTGTCTGTACGTTGGCAACAACGGACATGGAATAACAATAGTTTATTCTTCGTGCTAGTAAACTCAAAGGAGAGAAAAATGTCTGAACGTAAATTAAAAAATAGTGGTACCACAAGCGAAGTATCATTGGACAAAACAAAAAACTACAAATATGACAAGAGTGGTGCTCTTGTAGAAGCAACAACAGTTGGTGATAACGATATCGTTTTTAGTGGTAGCAAGTCTAGCTTGCGCCGCTTGTCTGATTTGGAACGTAACGTTTCAATTCTTGCAGCCACATTGACAACAACTGACGGTGGAGTAACTGACGCGCAAGATGATACGTTTGCTGGTATTTTTACAACTGCACAACGTTTCAAGGGTACAGTTCAAATTGACGGTGCAGCAACATTTGCTTCAGATGTTGCAATGTCTAGTAAGAAGATTACTGGTTTGGGTACACCAACTGCAACTGCTGATGCAAGTACTAAAGGTTATGTTGACTCTACAGTAGCTACTGAAGTTACAGCTCGTAATTCAGCAATCGCAACTGCAAAGAGCGAAGCAACTAGTGCAGCCGCAACTGATGCAGCTTCTAAAGTAGCTGCTGAAGCAACCGCTCGTGATACAGCTATTGCAACTGCAAAGAGCCAAGCAATCAGCGCAGCCGCAACTGATGCAACTACTAAAGCCAACAGTGCGCAATCAAATGCAGCAAGTGATGCAACTACTAAGGTAGCTGCTGAAGCAACTGCACGTGATACAGCAATTGCAACTGCTAAAGCAGCCGCAATTGCTTCTGCTGCAACTGATGCAACTACTAAGGTAGCTGCTGAAGCAACTGCACGCGATACTGCTATTGCAACTGCCAAATCTGCTGCACTTAGTACTGCTGCTACTGATGCAACTACTAAGGTAGCTGCTGAAGCAACTGCACGCGATACTGCTATTGCCGCCGAAGCAACTGCTCGTGATACAGCTATTGCAACTGCTAAAGCAGCCGCAATTGCTTCTGCTGCAACTGATGCAACTACTAAAGCTAACGCAGCTCAAGCAGCCGCAATTGCTTCTGCTGCAACTGATGCAACTACTAAAGCTAATGCAGCTTCAGCAGCCGCTATTGCCGCAGTAACTAACGGTGCAGGCGCAGCTTTTGATACATTGGTTGAAATCCAAAATGCAATGGCAACTGATGCTGAATTAGCATCTGCTATCGCTGCAATTTCTAACGTAGCAACTGCAACTAAGTTACAAACAGCCCGTGCAATTCAAGGCGTAGCCTTTGATGGTTCTGCAGCAATCACTGTAGTAACTGCTGGTACAGGTATTAGCGTTGTTGGTACAGCAGTTGCTAACACTGGTGTATTGAGCGTTTCTGGTACAGCACCAGTTGTTTCAAGCGGTGGTGCATCTCCAGCGATCAGTATGGCTGCTGCAACATCTCTTGCTAACGGATACATGACAAGCACATACGCTGCTAAGTTAGACGGTATTGCCGCAGGAGCAACTAACGTAAGTAATACAAACCAATTGACTAACGGTGCCGGTTTTATTACTGGTATTTCAAGTGCAAACGTTACAACAGCGTTGGGCTTTACTCCGTATAACAGTACTAACCCAAGTGGTTATATCGTTGCAAGTAGTAATACAAGTGGTACACATACTGGTGCAGTAAGTACAGTCAGTGCATGTTCAACTGGTGCTTTAGCAGTATCTGGTGGCATTACTGCTACTGGTGAAATTACAGCTTACTACTCTGACGTTAACTTAAAGAAAGATATTGTAGAAATTACAGATCCTATTGCTAAAGTTATGTCTTTACGTGGTGTTACTTTCCGTCCTAACCAAACAGCGTTAGACTTAGGTATCATTGACAAAGAAGAAGTTGGTGTTATTGCTCAAGAAGTTGAAGCAGTATTGCCACAGTTGGTAACCCCATCTGCATTCAAAGGCTTCAAGACTGTCAAGTATGACAAGTTGACCGCGTTATTGCTCGAAGCAGTAAAAGCGCAACAATTACAAATCGACGCTCTTAGAGCAGAAATTTCTAAATTGGGTGGTTCAGCTACAACTGAACTATAATCTAGTGAAAAGAGGAGGCAAATAAAATGGCAATTCTTCCAGCAACTGGATCATCAATTTCGTTTGGTAATGTCAAGCGCGGCTATTCTAATACAACTGGTGCAAACGTATCGCTACGTGGAACACTTGGAGGATACTTAGGTATTTCTGCAGGCTCAGTTGGATTAAGTTCAACATTTGGTGGACGTACAACACCATACGCTATCTAAACAATAGCATGCTAAGAAAAGGGCTTCGGCCCTTTTCTTTTGGCTAACTTTTCTAGTGTAGCGTCGATACATAGTTAAACATAGAAGGAGCTACCGTGTCACTAACACAAAACGAAATTTTAAATAATACAAGGGCAGTATTAAAACAAGTCCCATTCCGTACAAACTTTGAGAGAGACAATTTTGTATACGGCGTAGCAACTGGCCCCCGTTTACTTGTGTCTCTTTGCCAAGAGATGGAGTTTCTAAATAACGAGGCAGATAAGGCAACTAATGATTGGTCAAGGGACGCAATTATTGAAGAAATGAATACAATTAACGCCAAAATTGCAGAATTACAAGCCGAAGTTGGTAGTGATGTACGCACAGCACTGGAAGCAGCCGAACCCGCATTTTGGGTAGACGATCTTGCTAAAAAAGCAGCAGTTGAAGCAATTTGCCAATCGGTAACAGTGGCAAATATGGATCAGATGTTAAAGCTACCTGCAGAGTTATATGAGGATACCATTGTTAAATGTCAAACCTTCTTAAATGTGATTAATAAGACAACTCGCCAGGCCGAACGTAAAGCCAATGTGAGCAATGTTTCTAATAACGAATAATGTTTGGTAAGTTAAGCAATAGTATATTTGACAAGCAACCTGCACTTAGCGAGCAGGTTGTTATTTGTGTTCCTACCAATGGAATGGTGCATGCACAATTTACCTATTGCCTAATCAAAGCAATACAGTACACAGAGAAGCAGGGTATCCCTGTAATTCTCGATATGGATGCTGGAACAGTACTAAGCAATCAACGACAGGTGTTACTGACAACGGCAATTGATACGCATGATGCAGAGCATATTATGTGGCTCGATAGCGACATGACATTCCCAGAAGATGTTATCGTTCGGTTACTTGAACATAATAAACGTGTAGTATGTGCAACGTACTCCAAGCGGGTACCGCCATTTCATCCAACTGCCTTTATAAGCATTGACCCGGTAGAACCAGTTGATACAGAAGGGCACGGTCTTGTAAATGTTCGATATACTGGATTTGGTTGCGTATTAATGAAAGCAAGTGTAATTGACGATATGCCAAGCCCACATTTTCCATTAAAGTGGCATGCGCCGAGTTCAACTTGGCATGGTGAAGATATGGGATTCTGTGACTTGCTAGATCACAATGCTATTAAGATATTTTGCGACTTAGATCTTAGTCGCGAGATTGGGCATTTAGGTCAGCGAGAGTTTCTAGTGAATCAGGCAAACTAACAAAAAACGCACACCATCGTCTTAACTTTTTAAGATTAACAGCAGCGGACAATTGATACTCTGGGTGGTTGTTGCTTTGTAACATACTACGCATAAAAGCACCGTCAATGACGGTGCTTTTTATTAAGTGCATTTTTAATTCATGATCTGATACAACACTATTAAGAAGTGGATGTGTCCACGTTTCATCATTTATCAATCGTCGAAGTTCTAAAAACCAACGTTCGGTATACGCAATGTTATCTTTGTACAAATTATTAAGAAGTGGATTGTTAAGCCACGTTGCCCAACATTGCTGAAAATTAAGCTGGCGGTGCGGCCCTGTGTATATTTCCAATGGTTGTTTGTTAATGGTGTTTTTAATTACTCGTAACGCCATTTAGCAAACCTTCTAACGATTCTTTAAAGCCACGACTGCTAAACATTTTTGCAGTATTACGATGCAGCGGTTGCGGCCATTCCCAGAGATTAACCCAGCAGTAGCCAGCACTTTCCTCATCTATCATAGGAATAAATTCGTCTTCGCATAAAATCAAATAACTAACATGGCGAAAGCGTTTATCACGGGTGGTAAACGTGTATACGTGACTCATTGCAATTGTATTAGGAACACCTGGAAAGCCAAGTTCTTCACATAGCTCACGCTTTAGCCCATTAAGATCACCCTCGTCGCCATCTAACTTACCTCCCCACAATCCCCAACACATGCTATGTGTTTCCGACGGGCTACGAAGTTGCATCATAACCCTGCCGGTATTTTTACTTACAATTAATGCGCCAACAGCTCTCATATTCTTACTTAGTTTACAATGCGCCAGTAACCCTGCTCGAAGATACCTTCAAGTGCAAGTACCCAATCAGTTCCTGTAAAATATAACTTGGCCATTGTATTTGCATTGGTAGTATATGCAACAGAGTTAACAGCACTTGCATCAAAGCTAACAATCCAATTGCTACCATTGTATTCAATGATATCATTTGCATCAGCAACAAGATTCCCCCACATGCTATTTTGTACAACTGACTTAGTTAGTAAATAACGCTGCCCTGGCGCAACTGCTGGAATGTTTCCATTACCTGGGTGGCTACCAGTTGGGTCAATAATACCATTAATCATTGTAATAGTATCAGTTGGCAATGTTGACAGATCAGTGGTGTATGACAACACATTTACGTTTCCTGGTACTTCTGTAATTTTTAAAATTACTTCATGTGCATTACTAATATCGCCAAGCTTCAATCTAATTTCTGTAATGCCATTGTGCATACCACCGTAATGACTAAAGTGATCGGCCCAACTTAATTTGGCGCCATCACCGCCTGAGGCTGATGTATCAGAATTGTTACTGTTTAGTAGTTGAATAAAGTCATCAGTGACTCGAATATGCCTATCCTCAAACGTAATCCATTGACGGCTTGAAGGAGCATTATTGTTAATAACAATGTCGTCAATAAATCCGTAGTTTGCATCTACATTATTGATGATGCTGTGAATAAGCACCTGTCGCTTGACCTTGGCAGGCGGCGTTAAGAAAATTGGTAATTGGAAGATTAAACTTGCAACATCAATGATATCATCAGTACCTTGCGGAATGCTACGTGCAGTCCATGTAATGTTTATAAGTTCAACAACTGCTAAACTTGTCCAGTCATACGGATTTTGGCTGCTTTGCAAGTTAACTGAAGGATTAAACAGCAATAAGATTTGTTCCAATAGCTGTAGCTTTTGTTCAGTATTACTGGTCCAAATATCTACGTTAATTGTCAAATCAAACGGGATAGGAGCATGCCGCTCTAGTGTATAAGTTTCACCAACTTGGTCTTGATAATTCCCAGCAGCTGGATCATATTGCTTTTCGTAAATCTGCACACTATCTTCAAACGACGGCGTCATTCTACGTTCTGCATTTGGTAACAGTTCTGCAATATAGCAACTAATAGCAGGCACACTTAACATTGTGTTCTCACTATTATTACGAAGTATGTGCTGACTCATACGAGTAGTGTCGCCGTAACGAACAGGAACCTGATGATAGTTGTCAAGTCCGTTTGCATCTTTGCCCATCTTTACACTGAACCCACCAAACAGTCTCATGAACTGTAGTAACCAACGTCTTATTTGTTGATCATAAAAATAGGACTGGGCCATTATAGCTCTCCTCGCTTAATAGCTTCTC